ACTAGTAACAGACGGATCGATAACAAAAACAATAAGTGGTAAGCGTGGGATTACCATTGGAGATGTTCAATATCCACAAAATATATTTAACTTATGGTCAGCTGCTGAAAAAGAAGCCATTGGAATTTATGAAGTAGAATTTAACAATAGCAATAAGCGTGATGAGAATTTTTACATTAATACAAATCAATCTTTTAATTATGCAGATGGACAAGTTACAGCAAGTTATGGAACTGCAACTGCAAAACTATTAGAAGATAGAAATGAAGTTGATGAAGCTGGAGAACCTTTATTAGATGAAAAAGGAAATCAAGTAGTTACAAAAGGTTTAAAATCTCAAAAAAAAGAAATTATAAAACAACAAGCAAGTGGATTATTAACACCGACAGATTGGTATGTTATTAAAGCAACTGATGTAGCAGAATATAATGTTCCAAGTGCAGTATCAACTTTTAGAGCAGATGTAAGAACTAAGTCAAACGAAATGGAAACTGCTATTGACAATGCAAGTGATGTAGATGCTTTAGCAACTCTTTACGAATATGTTAATACAGGCACAGAAGAAAATCCTGTTATGGAAAGACCATTAGGCGAGTTTCCAATATTGGAGATTTAATATGGCTTTTCTTATAGGTGGAGCAAATTCAGCAGCGGATACAGCATATAGTGTAGCCAACTCATGTAGGTTTAATATAGGTGATAGTGCAAAACTAGGTAAGACATTTGGTTCTGATGCTAATAGTAGAACAACATTTACAGTATCAGCTTGGGTTAAAAGATCAAAATTAGGTGCAACACAAGATGTTGTTTCGGCTTTTAGAAGTTCAGATGGAAAACAAACTGATGCAATTAGATTTGGAAGTAATGATGCTTTTGAATGGTACACTCATAGAACAAATGGTTCAGGAACATCTAGCATAGTGACAAATAGAAAATTTAGAGATATATCCGCATGGTATCATTTCTGTGTAAGGGTTGATACAACACAGAGTACAGATACGAACCGACTTAGAATTTATATCAATGGAGTTCAGGAGACCAGCTTTTCAGAAGCAACTTATCTAGCACAAAATGGAGAAATGCCTTGGGGAATTGGTTCAGGTGTTGAACATGTAATAGGAGCTGTAGGCACAGCTGAATATTTTGGTGGTTATGTAGCAGAAGTAGTTTATTTAGATGGACAATCAGTTGCTCCAACAGAATTTGGAGAATTTGATAGTGATAGTCCGACAATTTGGAAACCAAAAGATGTATCAGGATTAACATTTGGTAATAATTCTTATTATTTAGATTTCGAAGATAGTGGAGATTTAGGCGATGATGAAAGTGGAAATGGAAATGATTTTACAGAAACTAATATAGCCGCAACAGATCAAGCTACAGATACACCGACTAATAATTTTGCAACAATGAATCCTTTATACAATGCTTATTCCGATCCTACATTTTCTGAAGGAAATTTAAAAATTTCAGGTTCTGCTTGGACTGGTGCTAAAGCAACTATAGGTGTTTCAACAGGTAAATGGTATTGGGAAGTTAAATTAACTGGAACTATGGCTAATCATCATCATGGTGTTCAACAAGAAAATGTTAATGAAGGATCACAAAATCCACAAAATACAACAGGAACAACAGTTTTTTTTAATAGTGATGGTGGAGAAATGAAGAATGATGGAACAGCTACAACTGCTGATTATGGAACTTTAGATGATGGAGATATATTAGGTATTGCTTTAGATATGGATGCTGGAAGTTATGGACAAATAACAATTTATGATAATGGAAGTGCTATAGTAAGTAATTATGATTTAGTTTCTTCAAGCACTTTAGTTATGCCTTTTGCGTCTATTGGAGCAACAGCAGAATATAATTTTGGTAATCCACCTTATGCTAATTCGTCATCTGTGGCAGATGAAAATGGATATGGTGCTTTTGAATACGCACCTCCTAGTGGCTACCTTGCATTATGCACAAAAAATTTAGGAAGTGATGGAGGTTAAATGGCAGCTTATACAACAATAGACGATCCAGAAGCACATTTTCAGGTTCAGTTATATACAGGAACAGGAAGTTCTCATGCTATTACTTTAGATGGAGATACAGATATGCAACCAGACATGGTTTGGTGGAAAGAAAGAGCATCAACTGATTATCACACAATTTCCGATAGTGTTAGAGGAGCAACAAAAAGACTTTGGCCAAATGTTACTGATCTTGAAGATACACAAGCTGAAAGTTTAAAATCCTTTGACAGCGATGGCTTTACTATGGGTACAAATTCTGGAGCCAATCAAAGTTCTCAAACCTATGTAGCTTGGTGCTGGAAAGCTGGAACAACATCAGGAATAACTACAACTGGCTCAACAATAACACCAATAGGCTATTCATTTAATCAAACATCAGGTTTTAGTATAGTAAGGTATCATGGAAATGAAACTGCTGGTGCGAAAGTTCCACATGGTTTAAATGCTGTACCCTTATTAATGATTCTAAAAAATATGAACAATGCTGAAGAATGGGTAGTATATCACCATAAAAATACAGCAGCACCAGAAACAGATCATTTACACTTAAATGGAACAGATGCAACAGCAGATGACAATACAATCTGGAATGATACAGTTCCAGATACAGTTAATTTTACTATAGGAAGTGATGATATAACTAATAAAAATGGTGAAGATTTAATTGCTTATATATTTAGTGAAAAACAAGGCTTCAGCAAGTTTGGCTCATACACAGGAAATGGAAATGTTGATGGTACATTTGTTTATACAGGATTTAGACCAGCTTTTCTTATGATAAAGCAATATGATGCAGCAGGAACAGATTGGGTTATATTAGATAATAAAAGACCAGCTGAAAATCCAGCTGATCAATGGATTGCTCCAAATACAAGTGCCGCAGAAGTAGCTAATAATACAACTCCAAATTCTGCTGATCTACTGAGTAATGGTTTTAAACTGAGAGGCAGTGCTTCAGATGGAGCAAATGGCAATAGCGATGATTTTATCTACGCTGCCTTCGCAGAAGTACCATTCGTAAATTCAGGAGGCGTTCCAGGCAACGCGAGATAATTATGCTACAAAAAATTAGAATACAACCAGGATTTAATAAACAAGTCACAGCAACTGGTGGCGAGGGCCAATGGGTATCTGGAGACTATGTTCGTTTTAGATATGGTTCACCAGAAAAAGTGGGAGGTTGGGCTCAATTAGGAGATAGTACTCTTACTGGAAGAAACACAGCACTTCATCATTTTGTTAATGCGTCAGGAATTAAGTATGCAGCATTAGGCACAAACAGATTTTTATATGTATATTCAGGAGGAGCATTTTATGACATTACTCCTATTAAGGCTACAACAACTTTAACCAACGCTTTTACAACTACACAAAGTGATGCAACAGTTACTATAACTTTTGCATCTGATCATAGCATATCTAAATACGATATTATTCGTTTAGATAATTTTTCTACTATCACTGATTCTGATTTTGGTTCTAGTGATTTTGATGATACTAATTTTATGGTAACAACCGTTCCAACTTCCACAACAATTACAATTGAAATGGGATCAGCAGAATCTGGTTCAGGAGCTAGTACTTCTGGTGGAATAAGAGTTCAACATTTTTATTCAATTGGTCCTGCAGTTGAAGCATCAGCTGCTGGTTGGGGACTAGGAGCATGGGGTGGTACTGTAGCTGGAGAAGCTTTTGATACTTTAGATGGAGCATTAACAAGTTCTTCTACAAGTATTGTTTTAGATGATTCTACTGCTTTCCCTGCTACAGGAACTGTAGTAATAGATGATGAAAGAATTGCTTATACATCCAACACTACAGGTACAGGAACTTTATCAGGATTAACTAGAGGATCAGATAACACTACAGCTGCATCACATAGTGATGGAGCAACAGTAACTGATGCTTCTGAATATACTAAATGGGGTGCCTCACAAACAGGGGATATTATTACGGCCCCTGGTCTATGGTCCCTGGACAATTATGGAAATAAACTTATTGCAACTATTGTTGATGGTGCAACTTTTGAATGGGATTCAGATGCAACAGGTGCTACATCTACTAGAGCAACAATCGTTGCTAACGCACCAACAGCAGCATTACAAACTTTAGTATCTACACCTGATAGACACTTGGTATTCTTTGGAACTGAAACAACTATTGGTACAACATCAACTCAAGATGATATGTATATAAGATGGTCGGATCAAGAATCAATTAATGCATCAACTTCTTATGCACCTTCCGCAACCAATACCGCTGGTACACAAAGACTGGCCGACGGAACACGGATCGTGGCAGCGATTAGAGGTCGGGATGCAATTTATGTTTGGACTGATACATCTTTATTTATTATGAGATTTGTTGGTGCGCCTTTCGTATTTTCATTTCAACAAGTTGGAACGAACTGTGGATTGATTGGAAAGAACGCAGCAGTGGAAGTTGATGGATCAGCTTATTGGATGTCAGAGAATGGTTTCTTTAGATATACTGGTAAACTAGAATCTCTAGCATGTTTAGTTGAAGATTATGTTTACGATGATATTAATACAACTCCTAAAAATCATATTTATGCAGGGTTAAATAATTTATTTGGTGAAGTGACTTGGTTTTATCCTGGTAGTGGTGCTGCATCTAATAATAGATCAGTTACATATAACTTTATGGATTCAACACCAGAGCGACCCGTATGGACTACAAGTTCACTTTCAAGAAGTTCGTGGTTTGACTCCTCTATATTTGGAAAACCACATGGTACTGAATATGATTCAAGTGCTACAAGTGATGCAACCGTTGGTAATACGGATGGTGTTACAATTTATTATGAACATGAAACAGGACAAGATCAAATTAAAGCAGGAGCAAGAACTGGTATTTCAGCTAATATTCAATCCGGAGATTTTGATATATCAATGGGCCAAGGTGGTGGAGCAGACTTAAGAGGTGATGGTGAATATATGATGAAAATTAGAAGAGTACTTCCAGACTTTTTAACTCAAACAGGAGATGCAAGAATTACATTAAATTTAAAAAATTATCCAACAGATTCAGAAGCAAGTTCTTCATTAGGACCCTTTACATCTACAACAAGTACGGATAAAATAGATACAAGAGCTAGAGCAAGAGCGATAGCTTTAAAAGTAGATAACACTAGTACTAAACAACACTGGAAATTGGGTACGTTTAGACTAGATATACAAGCGGATGGGAGAAGGTAATGGCTAGAATTGTACAATCATTAACGCAACCTTTAGAAAAATACGATCAACAAATACAACAATCATTTGTTAGAGATGTTGATAGTATCGTGCAAAAATTAAACACATCCTTTCAACAGGATTTAAAAGAAGAGGCGGAAGCAGAAGCTTTCTTTATGGCATAATGGCTAATACATTCGTCAATAAAAAGGTAGATTTAACTAGCACGAGTGCTACGACTTTGTACACTGTACCTACAGCTACAACAGCTGTTATAAAATCCATCCTGGTATCAGATGATTCTGGATCAGGGTCCACGATTACTATAACAATAACCGATACAGACGACGCTGTTTTCAGCCTTTTTAATGTTAAATCGATCTCGGCCAGTGGAACATCAGAATTGCTGTCTGCACCACTCGTGGCTAAGGAAAGCGAAGTAATAAAAGTAACCGCAGCAGCTGCCAACAGATTACACGTAGTATTATCTGCGCTCGAAATTAAACCTAGAGTAGTTACATCATAGGCTTGATTTACTTGTGAAAAACAAGTATTATAATAAACCCAGGTGAAAATCCTGCCTTTAACAAACTAACACAAAATTATGGCTATAGATTACACAGGAATATCATCGTTAGAAACAGGTGCACCAGATATTAAGTTAACTGGTAACCAAGACCCCAGAGAACCTAATCAAAAATTTGCAGGTGGAGGACAGCGTGGCTGGATGGCCCAAGAATTAGCTATGGAAATAGCTGAAGAAGAATATGGAAGAGATTTTTACGATTTAAATGATTCTCTTCAAATGAAAATTTACAGTAGAGCATTACAAGAAATTGATAATATGTTAATGGATAAAATGGGTCGAGCTCAAAATAGAGAAGGCATACAAATGGCTTCTGCTGCTGATCCAATGTTGCAAGAAGAATATGATAAATATGTTTTTGAAATGCAAGAGATGGGACAACAACCAATGTCCTTTGAACAATTTCGTGAACAAGCTGTAGCTGGTATGGCTACGGGTGGAAGAGTTCCAGATATAGGTTTTAGTAAAGTTCAACCTTCTAAAGATGGTTCAAGACCAGGATATTTTAGAGCTGCGCTGAGAGAGTCTGAGAAAGCGGGAGAATCTATCTCTCCTCGTACATCAATAGTAGCAAATGTACGTGGTCAAGAGAAAATGAGAGAAGAAACAGATTTGGTTCCACCACCAGATTTATCTATTTTATCTTCTTCGGCGGGGGAAGACAATCGTATATCAACAGCAGTTGACCAATATACATCTGGGACAGGACTATCACAAAAAGCAAGACAAGATTTAAAAAAACAAAGAGAAAAAACTATAAGAGAAATAAGAGAAGGTAATTTAGGATATAAAAAAGATAAAGATAGAAAAATTACTTTACCAAAATTAAATGCATTAATAGGCCCAGAAGCTTGGTACGGGTTGGCACAAGGGCTACCTGGTGCTAAAACAAGTTTACTAAAACAAAGAGCTGCTTACAAAAAGTATTTAGATTCACTGGGGCTAACTTCAGATTGGTTTGATGAAGAAGATATTGAAGATTATGATTTATATAAAAGATTATTAGGAATGGAGCGTCCAACAACAGAGTATGGCATGGATCCAGGAATGACGTATGCAGAATTTTTAGCATCAGGAGCTGCTTCTAAATCTGGAGTAGGAAATTTTAATTTATTAGCTAGAGGTAATCTTGGAAATTTAGCTAATCTTAAAAAACCAGACAATATTATGGTTCCTGGCACAAAACGACTGATGACAGATGCTGAGTGGGAACAACTAAAAAGAGCATCAGGTCAAGGAGCATCAAGCTATGACCGTGGCCCAAGTCGAGAAAAAGCTTTAGAAGATAGAATAGCAGATGATCCTTGTAGCGGACCTAACCCACCTGCATGGTGTACTAGTCGTGACGATGATCCAGGTGATGATCCAGGTGATGACGAAGATGATGGCTACATTAGATTTGAAAGTAGTTATGCACCAGAACACTTAGCTAATATACAACAAATGCATGGTGGTGTTCTTCCATCTTATTATGGAGCTGACGGTGGTAGAGCAGGATACGCTGGCGGTGGAATAACAGATTTAAGACAAGGATATTTTATTGGAAAATTAGTTAAGTCACTTACAAAACCTTTTAAAGGTATAACTAGAGGAGTTAAAAAATTAATGAAAAGCCCAGCAGGTAAAATGGCTATGCTGGCAGCATTAGGTTATGGAACAGGCATGTTTGGTAAAGGACAGGGACTTGCAGGACTTAAAAAATCTTTAATAGGAGGAGGTTGGATGCCAACTGCTGGTAAAATGAAGCCAGGTGTAGGAGCTATGTTTAGTCCTAAAGCTAATACAGGGTTTCTAGGAAAATTATTATTAAGCGATCCTAGTAAAACATGGTCCATGGCAAATATAAGTCCTATTAAATCAATACTTATGGCAATGGGAATTGGATCGTTTATGGGAGGAGAAGACGATAAATTAAAAGGTTATGACTATGGAAAACTTAATGAACTTAGAGCATATTACGATGATTTATATAAAGATTCAGGCAAACGTATTAGATTTGTGTCTGATGGTGGAAGAATTGGGTATGCTGAAGGTGGAGATAATGAAGATTTAACCCACAAACAAAAATATTTAAAAGGTGTTAAGTATGCTCAAGAAGGTGGGCTCATGGACCTTGGTGGTATGGAAAAAGATTATAGAGAAGAAGGTGGATTTGTACCTATTGGTGGACAAGAGCGAGCAGATGATGTACCAGCTAGATTAAGTAAAAACGAATTTGTATTTACAGCGGATGCTGTAAGAGCTGCTGGAGGTGGAGACATCGACAGAGGAGCAGAGATCATGGAAAATGTCATGGAAAATTTAGAACAAGGTGGACAAGTATCTGAAGAGTCTCAAGGACTTGAAGGTGCTAGAGACATGTTTGCCACAGCACAGAGATTAGAAGGAGTATTATAATGGCCGTACAAACAACATTATATAACCCAGAAGTAGAAGCTTTAACGGAACAATATGCTAAACAGATGGGTATTCAAGCTGCACGGCCTTTTCAGCCGGCGGACATTGCAGCAATGGCTCCACAAGTTGCAGCGCAAAACGTGTTGCAACAAGCAGCAAGAAGATTAACAGGACAAGCTGCAGGAATAGATCCAGCCACTGGACAAGCCACTGGAATAGGTGCTTACGCTCCTTACGTAGGTAGAGCAGCCACAGGATTAGCAACAGCAGGACAACAATTAGGAGCAGCACAACAAGGTTTAGGTACTATAGGTGGATATGCAGCGCAAACAGTTCAAGATTTAGCAGGAGCACAACAGACATTAGGGGGAGTTCAACCATATATTGGTGCAGCTGGACAGGGATTAGCAGGGGCAGCTGGAACTTTAGGAGCTGCGGGACAAGAATTAACAACAGCTGGGGGAACAGGAGCTTTAGGACTTGGAGCAGCTGGAACACAATTAACTGGAGCACAAACTGCAATGGGTGGAGTTTCTCCATACATTACAGGGGCCGCAGGATTAACGGGTGCTGGAGCAGGAACAGGAGCAGGATCAATTGCTGAATATATGTCTCCATACCAATCACAAGTTATAGATACAACACTAGCAGAATTCGATAGACAAAGAGCAGCACAACAACAATCTATATCCGATGCAGCAGTTGCAGCAGGTGGTTATGGTGGTGGTCGTGAAGGTGTTATGCAAGCAGAATACACAGCTCAATCAGGAAGAGACAGAGCTGCATTAGAAGCACAATTACGACAACAAGGATTTACTCAAGCACAAGCTGCACGACAAGCAGATATGGCAGCTAGATTAGGTATTGGTGGAGCACAACAACAATATGCACAAGGTTTAGCAGGATTAGCTGGTCAAAGAGCAGGACTTGCTGGTCAGGCAGGGCAATTTGCAGGAGCTAGAGCAGGTTTAGCTGGTCAACAAGCAGCACTTGCACAAGGACAATTAGGTCTAGGTGGTGCATTACAATCATTAGCTCAACAACAAGGAGCTTTGGCACAAGGATATTTAGCACCAGGACAAATGATGGCTGGTGTTGCAGGTCAACAAGCAGGTATGGCTGGTCAAAGAGCAGCGCTTGCACAACAAGAATTAGCAGGAGCAGGAGCATTACAAGGATTCCAAGGAACAGATATTGCAAGAGCGGGTCAAGTGGGCGCAATGGATCAAGCTTATGAGCAAGCTGTACTAGATGCACAAAGAGAAAAAGTAAGAATGGGTATGTATGAACCAATGGAAAGACTTGGTTGGTTAGGTTCTGGTTTATCTGGATTAATGCAGGGTATGGGACCACAATATCAATTCATGCAACAAGCAAACCCTACTCCACTACAAACAGCTCTTGGAATAGGATCAACTGTTGGTGGTATTTTTGGTGATCTTGGTAGGTTTAGAGGAAACCAATGAACAGAGTATTAAGAAGACCGATGTTTAGAACAGGAGGTGTTGCTGAAGGAATTACTTCAGGGTTAGATTATCCTCAACCTAATGCTTCAAGACTAAGTTTTAGCGATGGGCTTACACCAATAAATAAATTAAGAAGAGACTATTGGGGCAGTTTATCTGAAGGTGAAAAGGGTAGTATTGCAGGGCAAAAAGAATACGTAAATAATAGAATAGCAAGCTTATTAGAAAATACAAAAGCTAGAGGAGAGGATAAAAGCTTAAGAGAGGAACACAAAGAAACATGGGAACTTCTAAATGAAATTAGAGGACCACGTAAACCTCAATGGCCACAGTTTGCAACTGAATTTGGTTTAAATTTATTAGCAACAGAGCCACGAGGAAACATATTTCAAACAGCTGCAATAGCTGCACAAGATCCTTACGCACGGATGAGAGCAAGAATGGCTGAACGTGAAAGTGGAGAAGATAAATTAAGTACTGCAATACTTGGTGATCTTATGGACATCAGAGCTCAAAGAAAACTACAAAGAGAAAAATTAGAAGGTGAAAAGGCAATTTCAGAAGGTGAACTAGCGTCTAAAGAGAAAATAGCATTCGCTGAATTAGCATCTTTAGAGAAAAGAACAGCAGAGGAAATAGCAGGATCAATGGAAGAAACAAAAGCGCTAATAAAGTCTGAAGAAGAAAAAGGAATACAAGCCAATAAAGATAAAATAGCACAGTTAAAAGAAAAATATAAGCTAGAAGAAAAATTACATACATTTAAATTGAAAGAAGAAGAAAAATACGGTGTGTTAGGTACAGAAAAATTTGAATACAAAGGAAAACTAACAGATTATGGAGGATTAATTGACGAAGGAATAGAATTAACAAATAGATTAACAGAATTAGAAGACATGCCTATTGGACCTTTTGGTAAAAAAGATGAAGCAGCCATTAGAAAAGTTAAAGAAGATTTAAAAAAGAATACATTATTACAGGCTCAATTTACAGATAAAGAAGAAGATCCAATTAGAGCAGCACTTCTTGACCAAATAGGTTCTGGATTAGGTCCAGCTACTTGGGCAGATCTTGTAGAATATGATCAAACAAATAAAATACCTTCAAGATTGTTAGAAGAAGGTATGGCAGAAGGCGGCAGAGTTGGTTATCAAATGGGTGGCGCAACAGCGGTCCCTGCAGCAATGCCAGCAGCGGTCCCTGTAGCAGGAACCATGGACCAGGGAGCTGAACAAGATGGTCCAGTACAGAATTTAAGTTTTGAAGAATTAAGAGCAAGACTTCCTCAAGAAATTACAGACGACATTATTCATTTAATTGCAAACAGTAAACAAGCTCTTGTTGATTTTGCAAATATAAGAACTCAACAGGATGTTAATGCATTTAACCAAAAGTATGACGTTAATTTGGTAGCACCACAGGAGGCGTAAAATGGCCTCAAGTAAAATTCCTTTTAGATTAAAATCAGATGAAGAATTAGGATACAAGGTATCCGATAAAGACGTTGAGGCAATCCTTAAAAAAAGATTTGGTATAAAGAAAGAAAAGAAACCGGTCAAATTCACTTGGAAGGGACTAGCAAATTTTGCTCATCTTTTTGATACTAATATATTTGCTGCTCACAAAATTAGAAGAATAAGAGAATTAATGGATGGCAAGGATAAAGCTAAAGAAAAAGATTACATAGATTTTTTTGAAGATCTTGAAAAATCAGTTTACTCTGGTACTCAAAAGTTAGGGTACAGCATGGGAGAAATCATAACGACAGGTATCGATATGGGTGCTTCTGTTTTTGATAAAGAGACAGAGCTTACTGAAAAACTAACTGATATTTACGAAGAAAATAAAATTGCAGAACCAGAAACTTTGGTTGGAAAAGTCTCAGAAGTCTTAGTTCAATATGGTGTGCCAGGAAGTGCTGCATTTAAAATAGTAAATAGAGCTAGAAGATTATCTGGAGTTCAAAAATTATCTGCCGCAACAACTGCTTTGGCAACAACTTTAACGGGTGCTAAATGGGGAACAAAAATTTCTAACATAGCTCGTAAGTCAGGATACATGGCTAGTGCTTTTGGTATTACAGATTTCTTAGCATCAGAACCAGATAGAGGAAACCTTGTTCTAAAGAAAGAAGATACGGAAGGTTTAACTGGATCAGATCTTGCGAAAGCAAGGTTTAATAATAGGTTAAGATTTGGAGCTGAAGGAGCAGCTATTGGAGGACTTTTTCCTTTACTTGGAAAACCTGCAGCATGGGGAGCTAAATGGGGACTGTTTAAACCTGGTGCAGCTATAGCGGGTGTTGGTTTAAAAACTCTTGGTAAAGGAGTTGATTTATCTGCATGGCTACTATCTAAAGATAAGTATCTTATTCCAAATATATCA